CCAGATATGGGACAACCACGTAGACGGAAAGAACGTCGACAAAGACTATCTCTACGACGAGGATCCTCAAATCACCGACCACAGCGACCTATACGACTTTCCCAACCAGGCCGACATAATAGAGAAGAGATACAACTACGACGTGGACGCGGACTTCTACAAGAACGTTCTCAGCGACGACGTATATAAAGAGGTCAGCGACAAAGAAGATGCAGGCCAGCTCAGGAAAGGAGATTTCTTTCCTACAAAGGAAGGAACTCTGATAATATTCATCGGAAACAATCACAGATGGTATCACATGCCTAAGAAGCTTCACGAGCTTTTCGAGGAATTCGCTCAGGCTCAGTCTCTGAACGAGAGCGTAGGTAGAGTGAGAGACGTCGTTCTAGTAGGTGGCGCGGACGGAGAATGCCTAGAAGACGTGAAGACTGCAGCGCAGGCCATGGGCGTCAGGATAAAGATGGATAGAAAATACGTCTACTCCGCAAAGCATTGTCCTATAAAATGAGGCTGATAAGAGAATTCACGAGTTATGGAGTGGCGGAAGACATATCTGCAAAGATGTCTTCTATATTTCCTCATGTATCGCTTAGGGGAACAAGCCTCTTCGCCTCTTCTCTTACTGATAGAGGAGGAAATCCCGTAGTTCGCATAGATTCCAAGAATCCTATCAGGGCTCTATTCATAAAGTTCGGAGAAGGATCCATAGAGATAAAGTCTCTCGTCAATTCTGAAGAATCTCCGGGCCTTTCTAAAGAGATAATGAACGCGTTCGTAGAAGTCCTTCCGGAAGGATACTCGATAATAGTAGACCAGGACGTCAGCGACGGATTCTGGGACTACATGATGAAGAGATACCCTCAGTTCGAGTGGTCTAAAAAATAAGATATATTCATGCCGGCAAAGTCTAAGCAGCAGTTCAGGTATATCTGGGCGATGAGGAACAAGTACAAGTCCAAAAAGAAGGCTCCTAAGAACATGAAGTGGGTATTCAACAAAGAATGGACAGACAACGTCAAATACAAAGACCTTCCTAAGAAGATAAAGGAAAGGCATATAGCAGGATTCGTCGACTTCGTCAACGAATGCTACAGGTCTTTAGGCAACTACTAGATATACGTCTAGGTCTCTGAGCTGGAAGTATACTTCCATGCACTCCTCGAATCTTTCTGGATGGTCGAAGAAGTTTACTTTAAGAACATAGTCGATGCCTTTTATTTCGGATATGTATACGCCTATTTGATTTTTAAGGTCTGCTTCTATAGTGTCTGAAGAGAGCTTCGTCTCATGTAGATATCGGTGTAGGTCGCCTCCGAATTCGGTATCGAATAGCAATTCTCCTTTGTTCGTGAAGAGTATCATTTCCCATTTTTGCACTATCACTCGAAGCACTTCGTCCTCTATGAGAGCGGCGTCTCTAAATCTCGGATGTCCTGGATATCCTATATAGAAGTCTGTAAAATTGAAGCTTGCCATATCCTATATATTAAACAATATGGGCGCCTATTTGAGAAGTATGGATCTGAGCTTTCCTACTATAGTCATTCCGAGAATGATAGGATCTGTCTCTGTTTCCAGCTTTGCTGAGTAGTCTGCTATCACGAAGTTGCATTCGAACAGCCTTTCTACGTTCTTCCTGTTTTCTATCGACCAGTCTATGAAAGGCCTTCCGAGAAGCTTTATCATTGAGTCTATTTTCTCGGCGCCGAATCTCGACATAAGGAAATGATAGGTCGCTTCGTATCCGACATCTTCATATAGATGTTGGTACAATTCTAGTTTCGTCTTGGATGATACGTTTGCCGCGCCGGATCCTACTTCTCCTGTCTGCAGATAGTCTTGCAGCTCCACGAGTATGCTCCTGAAGTCCGGAAACTTCTTGTTTATTATGTGCACGAGGTTCTCCTTCGATATCTCGCCTCCTTCTTTCGGAAGTATCTCGTTCTGTATCTTCTTGTATATTTCTGTCTTCAGGTACTTCTCTTCTTCGATGTCCGCGCAGTCGAAGGATATAGTCTTTATCCTCGATTTGAGTCCGTCGGATATCTTGTTTATGTGGTTTGTGGTTATTATGAACCTGACGCTGCTGTTGTATTTTTCTATGAACGCCTTGAATGCGTCTTGGAATTGCGCCGACACTCTCTCGAACTCGTCTAGGAAGACATACTTAACGTCGGAAGAAGATTCGAACATCGGAGTGAATTTGCAGAAGTTCTGTATTTCTTCTCTAAGCACGTCTATTGACGTGTCCATAGAACAGTTGAGCTCTAAGAAGGGCGTCTCTTTAGAGTATTTTCCGATGAGTATCCGGGCGAGGCTGGTCTTTCCCGTTCCGTAGTGGCCGTAGAATATGTAGTGCTGGCTTATGCCTGCCTCGAACTGCCTCTTTATCCTTGGCGCGAGTATTATATCTTCTATCTTTTTGGGTCTCCACTTCTCCCAGAGCAAAATGCTTTTTACTGACATATTTAAGGTAATTTATCACATGATATATATGGCTGTAGAGAGAAAGTTTATTTAATATATATTGCTATGATAGGAGACAAGTTCAACTTCGAAGACGTCTTTTTCAGAGATCTGACGGTTTGCGTATTGGATACTCTAGAGGGGCAGATCAAATGGACCAACAGGTTTACGTCGGGAGACGTCTTCGTGCAGGTTCCTATATACTATTCGCTTACCGGCGATGAGAGATTCCTTCTCGATTCCTTTTCTGACGACATAGTATCTGAAAACAGGTTCGTCGAGCTTAACACGGACATCATACCTAGAGGACATCTCACTATGACAGGCTTCAATATAAAGTCTGACGAGTTTGCCAATCCTAACGTCTGGCTAAGGATGGTCGTAGAGAACGAGGTGGAGATAAGAAAGGTGCTTGCCAAAGTGAGGGCCATTCCGATAACCGTAAATTATGATTTGACTATACTTCTTTCTAGCGAGATAGATACTTTCAAATGCAGCCAGGCCATTCTAGACACTCTTTGGATATACAAATTCATGTATTTTGAGCACAACTTCATGAACATAGACGCTGTTATGGTGATGCCTGATAGCAACTCTATAGAGATGAGTCGCGAGAAGAATCTAACTAGCGACAACAGCATCAAGCTTAAGTGCTCATTTACCGTAGAGACTTATTATCCTGCCTTCAGAAGAGACAGAGTGACTGGAAAGGGATATCCAAGAGAATACGGATCCGGAATGAAAGATTCCAACGGATTTGCCCTTACAGGAGGAATATCTAACTATTTCGAGCAGCCGACCGGACACAATTCGGTAGGTGGAGGATCTGGAATAAACGCCGGATCCGGCGTGGGTGGCGCTTCTGTAGGAGCTGGGTCTGGACCCAATACCGGAGGCAGGACTCCGGCATGGATCGACGGCCCTTACAATCCGAACAATCCTAACATTCCTTATGGCGCGACTGGAAGCTTCTATAATACTGGGCAGTCATCCAACTCTTCAGATATATATGGAACCTTTGCGGATCCGGCATATGGCGTTTTTCCTAAGAGGACAAGATGGTTCAACAACATACTCAGGTCTAGAGAAAGAGCGGGAGGCAGCAGCGTAGATCCTGTTCTGGGCCAGCAAGACATAAAGCCGAGAGACAATCAATAAAAATAGAAAAAAATGGCTTTTTTCTGTTAATATATACTCATATACATAAAAAAAATTATCTAAAATATGAAGAATCTTAAACTTGAACTGTTTAACTTTAAGAAGAATCTTTCACTTGACCAAGAAGAGATCTCTGTTATAGTTGAAGGACATATGAACGCTTGCAACACTGCATCTGAGAAGGGCATCATAGCGTCTCTTAACGAGAGGCTCAAGCCATACACATATGACAAGGACGTAAGGACTCTTTTGGAGAGCCTTAACGACGATATGAAGAACTTCGAGCTTCTATACGAGCTTAAGAATCTATACAATGTTCTGAACTCTAAAAACGGAGGCGAGCTATACAGGCAGCCAATCAACGTTTTGCTTCAGACAATCAACCTCGAGTCCGACCAAGACAGGATGTCTAAGGTTCTTAACGAGCTTGCAGTTTATGACTGGGTTCCGGAAATAAAGCTCTTCGTTCACAACCTTACTAAATCGCCAGAGAAGAGGACAAACCTTCTTAGCGGAGGAAAGGGAGAATCTATCTACACTATCGTAGAATCTGTAGAAGACGGACACATCGCATTGGTCAAGGATGCATGGTTCCTTCTTAGCGAAAGCGTTATCGAGAAGACGCTTCTCGAAAACCATATCAAAGACGAGGCTGATTTGAAGTCTATGAGGATGCTCGAGACTGCGATGAAATATGCTTCTGTTACTGAAGACAGGGTAAACTTTAGGATTTCTGAATATCTTACGATAGGATTGTCTGTCGCTAAGAAAGGCAAAGTATACATCAACGACGACGAAATGAACGACGAAACAACTCTCGAGAGCCTATTCAACTCTCCTATCGTTCCGATTGTGAACAAGAACTTCTATCCGATCCTTCTCGAGGTCTCTCAGAACCTTGACAAATTCGTAGAGCTTGATGTCGTGAAAAGAGTTAACAACCTAATCAACCCATACCTCGAGTGCTTCGCTTTCAACTACAAGAACGCTACGTTCCTATACAGATGTGACGAGAGATACGGAAACTCATTCTTCAAATACGAATCCGCGTTGGAATTGGTAAACGAAGTAAGAAACGAGCTAAACTACGACCTTACTTACTTCTACGAGAACAAGCTTGGAAAAGAGCTTATCGTGAAGAGGAAGCTCGAAGACAAAGAAAGAGAAGTGACTCTGAAGCTGGAAGACGTTTGCTACAACATCGAGAAGCTCAAAGGATCTATCAAGATGATCGGCGAGTCTGAAGTGCTTACTACTGCTCTCAGCAACCTCGAGAAGAGAAAGTCTGTGCTAGACGCAGAGCTTCAAGGAGTGAAAGAGCTTCAATACAGAGAAAGAATAAAGCTTTAATATAAATAGCGCTTGCAGGAAAATCCCCTCTTCAGGGGATTTTTCTTTTTTGAAACTTTTACATGTAGCATGCCTATAACATGAAAGCATGAAAATCCTATGCGATTTAAAAATTAATGCTTATGAATGTATCTTAACAACAGAGAACTCTACATCGAGCTTGTAGTTAGCAAAGCTCAAGGAAGGCTTACGAGAAACGCGCAGAAAATGCTCGAGCTTCTGGCCAAGAAGACCATCAAGAAGATGAGGTATTGGTCTAACGACGACAAATTGGACTGCTACCAGAGCGGACTTCTATACGTATTCCAGAATTGGTATAACTTCAACGAAGAAAAGTCCGTCAACGCCTTTGCCTATTTCACCGAAATATTCAAGCGAGGCATCGCCAAAGGCTACAACGACCTATATAAGAAGAAAGGCGACAACGAACATCAGATAAGGCTGATTTCCATAGAGGGAAGCAACGACGGAATGGGCCTTCATTCATTGTAATCAAATGAACTATTCTTTCGACAATATATGGACATATGACATAGTAATGCCACCATCTTTCATGGCGGCTACTATTTCTTTTTCCATGAATCCTTCCAGGTCCTATATGCGAAAGGAGTCTATACGCTCGGTTTTTCGGTTATCTTGATAGATATCTCGACTTCTACGCTTCGATCTTTGAATTTGCCCAACGCTTTGTCGACGAAGTCCGACGGATTGTATAGGCTTACCTGATTCTTTCCCGTAGTAGTCTCGATTCCGAAATTGTCTTTTGCCTCGAATACTCGTCCTTCGTATTTTTCCGTAGATGATTCGCTGATTCTCATATCTTCTATTTTTACTTGCTAATATAGATATATTTTTCCAAATCTACAAATTTATATATAGGATATGAAGAGAATATCCGGTTTTAGGCTTTTCGAGGCTGAAGAGGCTGCCAAGCCCGAAGAATCTCCTAAGAGGTCCGACAGGCTTCTTACAGACGCACAGCGCCACTATGAAGAAAGCAAAGACGAAGGGCAGGTTGGTCCTTCTCCTGCTATGGTATTCACGGACGTGGTCGGATCTTCCAAGATGTGGTCTGAAGATCCTAAGACTATGGATGTGCAGATAACCAAGCATTTTGACCTTATGGACGGATTGGCCAGGAAAAGAGGCGGATTCGTCGTCAAGACTATCGGAGACGCATTTATGATATACTTTCCTAAAAGCGACAAGTCTTTGATGAAGGCGGTCGATTTCGCGGTCGAGGTTCACAATTCCGAGCAGCTTCCGCTGAGGATAGGCATATGCTCCGGAAAGATGAGAGCCAAGAAATGCAGGATTCAGAACGTTGAGCTTCTTGATTTCTTCGGCGATGTCGTAAATACGGCGTCCAGGATGGAATCAAAAGTCGCTGAGCCTGGAGGAATAGCATTCACTTCTGTAGATGACATATCATCGCAGATAGATCAGATTTCTGGCAAATACGGAAACAAGCTAGTCAGGATAAGCAAAGAAGGCCTTCCGAATCTGAAAGGAGTAGAAGTTGACTTCGCATACAGGCTTAAGATAAAATAGAAAAGGCCCGACATTAAGTCGGGCCTTTTCTTTATGCTTCAACTTCTTCTTCCTGAAGTATCGTCCTCACCATCCTATCTACTATTAGATAAGGATCTCCGTTTGATGCAGGCCTTCTGTCCTCGATATATCCGATTGCGTTCGGATCGTTTATCGTAGATGGTATCCTGATAGACTTCGTCCTGTCTGCTATTCCCCAACCGAAGTCTTTTATAGAAGATGTCTCGTTGGCCCCTGTGAGCCTTGCCGCGTTGTTCTCTCCATATACCGCGATGTGCTCCGCGTGCTTCTTGGAAAGCTTCTCGCACATCTCGATGGCGATTTCCTTCTTGTTTGCCTTGTCTTCTCTTATAGTCTTCGTAGAGAAGTTTACGTGCATTCCGGATCCGTTCCAGTCGTTTCCTGCGAAAGGCTTAGGATCGAGCTCTATCCTGTATCCGTATTTCTCGCTCAGCCTGTGTAGGATATATCTCGATATCCAAAGCTGGTCTGCTCCTTCTTCGGCGGTCACGGTTCCTACCTGATATTCCCATTGTCCTAGCGCAACTTCCGCGTTTATTCCCGACACGGATATTCCTGCAGCTATGCAAAGATCAGCGTGCTCTTCCACGAATTCTCTTCCCGATACGTTGTTTGTTCCGACTGCGCAGTAGTATTCTCCCTGCTCTCTAGGATTTCCGTTTTCTGGCCATCCTGCTGGCCTCTCTGTCTTCTGGTCGAAGATGAAGTATTCCTGCTCCCATCCGTACATCGTCTCGTCGTCGTATTTTTCAAGAGTGTCCATCATCTTCGCCCTAGTGTTGCTCTCGTGTGGAGTGCCGTCCGTGTTGTACACCTCGCACAATACCAATATAGAGTCCTTTGCGAAGGGATTTATGAAGTAGTTCTTAGGAATGAGAGCCAATTCCGATTTGGAGGTCTCTGCTTGGTAAGTGGATGATCCGTCGAAGTTCCACTCAGGCGCGGAAAGATTTCCTGATTTGTATTGATTGAGCAATTCTTCTGTATTCCATTCCGACTTCACTATCTTCGTCTTCGCTCTCAGCTGCTGAGGCTTCGCTCCGTCTAGCCATATGTACTCCAGTTTTTTCATTCTAATTAGATTATATTTTAATGTATTTATTTAAAAATACTCCTTTGTTTTTTCATGGCGCCCTAGTTTTTTATGGCAAAGTCCAAAAAAAATAGATCTTTTTGCTACATGGCCCCTGTTTTTTTAGCCATTTTTCAAAAAAAAACATAATTTCATGATTTTTAGAAAAAATATTTCAGAATCGGATATATAGTTAAAAGAAATATTTATTATGTCAAGAGGATGCGCGGTAACCGTAAAGCTCGGATCTGATTCTGCCAGAGATCCGAGGACTCACTGGTCTGTATACTTCAGCAGGTCGGCGATACAATTCCCTTATAGAGAACAGGGAAACAACGGAGGAGACTACGACGTCGATATAGACTTCGTGCAATACTGGAATCTTTCCAATGAGAGGGCCGGCAGGAGCCATTCGGTGAAATGCTACAATCCATGGATCGGAAAGCCTTACATAATGATAGACGACAAATACTATTATCTTAGCGAAGGCGAGTCGGAAGACCACTGGGACAACCAATGGCACGACTCTACTAGAGGCCAGCATGTATACTACAGGGTGAGCAGGCTCGGAGATTCCGCCGACTATAAAGAATATGAGCTGATCATATACGATTAGAAAAACTTTTGTATATTGACGATATAGAATAGATATTCATTATTATCAGCATGAACAAGATCGTTTTGCAGCTTTGGGAAGAATCTGGTCGAGGATGGGGAGTCCGTCCTGATGGATGCTCTATTCACACGGATATCGCGGAGAGAGACCGATACGTCGAGTCCATATACGCCTCTCGAAGAGGATCCGACTCTGTTCCTGAAGAATATGAGAGGATAGTAGGCTCGCCGGTAGAGGCTTATGTAGACGACTCTATGTTCGAGACTCTGAAGTCAGAGAAGTCTATAAGGCTCGCTCAGCATCAGATGAACAATCTGGTTAGCATGGAAGACATAATAATAAGAGACGAATGATAGAAGCTTTCTACGCGATGGTTGCGATTTTCTCGCTAAACGAGATATACCACGCCTTCAACAGGAAGAGGCTCGACCTTCTTTTCAAGAACAAAGAGCCTGAGAATATGAGAAAGATGGATATACTATACTATCTAATCAGAGTTCTTTCCGCGGTATGGCCTTTGATTGGATTGTTCTCTTCTGCTTGGGCACTTTTCCTATGCCTGATATTCGCCTCTGTTCTGAAGTTCGCGCTCTATCATATAGAGGAAAGATACTATCGCGCATATTCGATAATCGCCTATCCTATCATATCGATAGCCGTCTATATAGCGATATTTTGCGTGAAGTTTATACGTTGAACCTTTTCAGGTGCTCTTCTGTTATGATTATGAAGTCGTAGCCTTTCTTGTCGCACCACTTTATCATCGTCTCCCATTTCTGCTTGTTCTTGTATGCCATCTTCAGGTCGTATTCGAATCCTTTCAGCTTCTTCACTCCTTTTTCTGGAACAGAAAGCCTTCCTTCGTTCAGGTCTATGACCATCTTGTATTCCTTCATCGGCTTTACTTCCATTACTACTTCTCTTAGAGATCCGTCTGGATTCCTCATCCTGTAGAAGAAGTCTGGATAGTACCTGTGCTTCTTTATCTCTATGTTTCCATTGTCGAAGTGAGTCATCTGGTATGGAATCTCTATGCACTCGGCGCCCCATTGGAATATTTCGGACTTCATGTCTAGCCAGACCATTATCTTCTTTTCCCAAGAGCTTCTGTAGAAAACTCCGCCGTATGTGTTCAGCTTGAGGACTTTGTCCTTGTTCTGAGGAACGTAGTTTCCTCCGTGATATTTGCTGTTGTTTGGCTTGGAGTTTAGCATATGCTTCTTTCGTTTATTTATATATAAAAGAAAAATACTTTCATGGGAGAGCTTATAGAGAGATCCAAGCTAGGCATGCTTGTCTATGGAAATGGAATAGAAGATAACTTCAGAAACAATTCTATGTTCATGGCAGACAAATATTCAAAGAGCGACGATATGGTGACTGCGGTCGACGTCTCTTCCATACAATCAGGAGCGTTCTACTTTTTTCACTATTTGGACGATTCCAACTGGATGAGATATTCTCCGGTCTTTGTGGCGGGTCACAAGAAGTTCGGAAATCAGGTAGTGGTCTTCGCCATAAACTTCAACTTCATACCTTTGGAAATAAGGCCCATGATGTTCGACGACTATCTTCTTCCCGAAAACTTCGAAAACAACATCCCAATAGACACAGAGTATGAAAAGACATATCAGGAGCTTCTAAAGGTAGGATTCGAATACGCTCTTATGGAATACAACGCCATACAGATAAAGATGGTCCATCGAATACATATGGAGATGCTTCCTAGATTCCTGTGCTCTCAGCATCCAAAAGCGACATACGATCCAAAAAAGCTCATGGAGATATGGACGAAGAAGCTCGAGACAAAGAAAGAGAGAGACAAAGAGATGATGAAGGCGATGATAGAGGATTTCTACGATGTCGAAAAGGAGATATCCGGCAAATACAAGGTTTTGAAGGAACATATAAAGCGGCTTCAAAAAAGCGCCAAAAAATATGGTGGCAAATAGAAAATCGCTATCTTTGTAGAGGTCTTAAATACTTCTATATGAAATACTCCACTTATATTGCTGCTGCCGAGAAGATGAGCTTGTTCGGACAGAAAAAGAGAGCAGCATCTATCATCTCGCATGCCATCGACATGGAAAGAAAGAGGATAGACGAGCTGAACTTCAACATTCTCGTTGGCGAAGTTCGTCCTTTCAAAGGGGCCAAATTCCACTCCGCTCAGGTGTTGAGAGAAAGAGAGGCGAACACCATAATGTGCATCTTCCAGTCTGACGTCAACACGCATCGCATCAGCGCCAAGGTAAAGCCGGGTGGCGAAGTTCACTGGTCTGACGGCAATCTTTTCTTGGATCGCCAATCTGTGAAGAGCTACGAAAAGCTGCTCGAATATCTGACGGGATATCAGCAGGACGTGCAGAAGCTTCTTGAAGAAATCGATCTGAAGAAAGATAGCATCAAGGTCGTAAACCGAACTTTCTATATCTGATTAAAGGCTGCCATTCGGCAGCCTTTGTTTTTTCTGCCGTGGAGAGAGGCCCGGAATTTTATATATACATGAAATTTCGATTTTTTTTCGATGGCATCTTACAATTACAATAACAGCAGAGAGGCTCAGGGAATGGGATTCGTCAACTCCGCGGTAGAGAACAAAGGATTGTTCAGCCGGATATTGAGGAATCTTTCAAACTACGGCATGAACTACGACGATATGATCGTCAGAAACCAGGTAGGTATTGGAATTAACGAGGATCCATATGCCGCGAAGGGAAACTCGATGTACGACTTCTTCTCTCAGAGAGCAGTCGCTTCGGTTCTAAGCCGAAAATCGATACCGTATCTAGACAAAGCCTACTCTGACAAGAGAAGGATATTGAGAGAGTATTCTATAAAAGACGAGATAAGAGACATGGTCAGCATGGTCGCCGACGAATGCATCGTATACAACGACGACAGAGACTTCTGCTCTCCTAGGCCGATAGGAAACGACTATTCTCAAGAGATACAGGATAAGTACCAAGAGTATTTCGAGAAGATATACAGCAAGTTCGGATTCTCCGACAGCATCACTGCATGGAATATGATGAAGGACTTCCTCATCGACGGATTCGTCGCCATCGAGATAATATACGACGACAAGAAGAAGAACATAATAGGATTCAACAGGCTTAGGCCAGAGACTATCGTTCCTGCATACGAGCCTAACGTAGGCCATCTATGGATTCAGTTTCCTGAAGATCCTCAGCTTAGGAGGATATTCCTCGACTCTCAGATAGTATTCGTGTCGTATTCGACGCAGAACGACTATTCCGAGACTTCATACGTAGAAGGCCTCATCAAGCCTTACAACCAGCTGAAGATATTGGAACAGACAAGAATAATGTTCAACGTCATCAACGCCACCATCTATCAGAAGTTCACCATTCCTATCAAAGGACTTTCGAGGCAGAGAGCCGAAGAGCAGATAGGTCAGCTTATACACGACTATTCTGAAGAAGTGGAATGGGATGACACTCTAGGAACTCTTACTCTCAATGGAAACAAGCATCTTCCTTACAACAAGCAGATTTGGTTTCCGGAAGGCGACGCCGGTACTCCAAACATGGAGCTTGTTTCTCCTCAAGGTCACGACCTCAACGAGGAAAGCATGCTGAAGTGGTTCCATCACGCTCTGAAGAGGGCTTCTAAGATTCCTATCCAGAGGTTCGAGGCGGAAAGCGGTGGCGGTACTTTCATCGCCGACCAGGCCGGTCTGACAAACGACGAAGTCAAGTTTCACAACTTCATCAGCAGGCTTAGGGCCAACTTCAAAGAGCTTATCGTTAAGCCTCTCAAGCTTCAGATGCTTATAGAGTTTCCTGAGCTTAAGGATGACGACATCATAATGAATCAGATGGATATCGTATTCTACTCTAACCAGATATTCGAAGAGTGGAAGAAGATAAACAACCTCGCTAAGAGAGCCGAGGCCATAACTACCCTTACTGGAATCATGAACGGAGAAAAGCCTTACTTCCATATAGAATGGATCATGGACAACGTATTCAAGCTTACTCCTGAAGAGAAGGCCGACAACCAGAAATACTGGGCCAAAGAAGCTGGCGGCGCAGGCGCTGCGGCTGCGGCTGCTGGAGGCGCACAGGGTGGCGCTCCGGCACAAGGAGGCGCTCAGATGGGCGGAGAAGCAGGCGGAGAAGCTCCTGCGCAAGGCGGAGAAGCTCAGGCTCCTGCTGCACAAGCTCCTGCTCAAGGCGGAGGACAGGCTGCCCCGGAAGCGCCAGCAGAAGGCGGCGGAGAATTCGAATTCTAAAAGAACATATAAATATAAAAAGAAAGCCTCTCGTAATCGAGAGGCTTTCTTTTTATGCCGCCTTTTCAAGACGAGTGTCTATATAGAAGAACTTTACCTGATAGTGCAGTATCATCTGCTTCATCTCTATGTCTATGTTCGCGTCCATCAGGTTCGAGACTACTTTTCCCATAGGAGTCTCCATTCTCCTGCATTTCAGCACGAGCTTTTCTACGATTCCTTCTTTAAGTATGAAAGTCATTCCTTTTATGTGTATCGCCGCGTCTTTTAGATTCTGATTCTGGACATGGACATAGTCGCCATCGTTCGTGTTTGCCAATATAGAAATTGAATCTATGTCGAATTGTATCTTCTTGTCTGGATTCAGAAGGCTTGCCAGCTTTATCTCTCTCTTCGACGAGATCCACTCTCCGTATTTAGAGAGCATCTCTTCGTATTGGTCTATCGAAACAGATTCCAATTCGGCGACTTCCCATTCGAACTCGCCGACCCGGTCTTCTCCTTCTATATACATCTGTCCCATTTTAGAACCTCGTGAAGTTTATCTGCTTTTTCTCCAGATCTACAGACTTGACTACGACCTTTATAGGATCTCCTAATCTTATCTGGCTTCCTAGATCGTCATAGGCTAGGTATCTGTCTGCGTCGGCTGTCCATTTTCCGTCAAGCGTCTCGATCCTTATCAGGCCTTCACATTTGCTTTCTACTATCTCGGCATAGATTCCTCTGTCCAATACTCCAGTCACTATCGCGTCGAACACTCTTCCGATCTTGTCTTGAAGATATTCAGCCTGCTTGTACTTTATAGAGTCTCTCTGCGCCTTCGCTGCTATCAGCTCTCTGCTGGAGCACCATTTTGCCTGCTCTTCTATCTTCGTAGGATTTCCCTGCTTTCCGCTGCTGAGCCTGTCGAATAGGATCCTGTGGGTTATGAGGTCTGGATATCTCCTTATCGGCGAAGTGAAGTGAGAGTAGTGAGTGAATCCTAGCCCGTAGTGTCCTATGTTCTTTATAGTATATACTGCTTTGGACATGCATCTGGTCACCAGCGTCTCTATCATGTTCTCTTCTGGAGTTCCTTTTATGTCCATCAGAAGCTTGTTCAGGTTCTTCTTCAGCGCGTCTCCTTCTTCGTCTAATTCCAGAGAGTATCCGAAATTTTCGCATACGCTCTTCAGAGAAGAAAGCTTCTCTTCGTTAGGCTTGTCATGGACTCTGTAGACATTGTGCCATTGGTCTTTCGCTAGAAGCTTGGCTACTGACTTGTTCGCCAAGAGCATATACTCTTCTATGAGCTTGTTTGCTTCTTTCTGCTCTTTGAAGTAGACTCCTATTGGCTTCTTGTTGTCTTCAGCCAATTTGAATCTTACTTCTATTCCTCCCATCTCGATAGATCCGTTTCTTATCCTGGCCTTCCTTATCTTCCTGGCTAGCCTGTCAAGCTCCCTTATCTCTTTGCTGTAGTCTCCTTCGGCTCCTTCGATTATTTCCTGGGCTTCTTCATAGGTGAATCTCCTGTCTGAGTGTATAACCGTCTTTCCGTGCCATTCCTTCTTTATCTTTCCTTCTCTGTCGAGAGTGAATATTACCGAAAAGGCCAGCCTGTCTACGTGTGGCTTCAGAGAGCATATGCCGTTAGACAGCCTTTCGGGAAGCATAGGAACGCATCTGTCTACGAGGTATACCGAAGTTGCCCTCTTGTATGCTTCTTTGTCTAGCTCCGTTCCGAACTTGACGTAGTGCGCTACGTCTGCGATGTGCACTCCTACGTGTATGTTGTCTGGGTCTCTCATGTCTATCGAGATGGCGTCGTCGAAGTCTTTCGCGTCTACAGGATCTATAGTTATGGTGGTCACTCCTCTCATATCTCTTCTCGATGCTATCTCCTTTTCCGAGATTACTTCGGGAACAAGCTCCGACTCGTTGATTACTTCTTGCGGAAAGTCTACCGGCAGCCCGTATTCGTACATTATGGCGTTCATCTCGGTGTTGTTCTCTCCTATCTCTCCCAATATCTTCTTTATCTCTGCTCTCGGAGACTTCCTTTCCGGATCCCAGTCGATGAATCTCACTACGACCTTCTGTCCGTTTTTGGCATCCGATTCTCCTCTTATGAAGAAGTCTACCGATATCTTTGGATTGTCTGGTATTACGAACGTGTTGTTTCCGTTTATGTGCACGGTTCCTACGAAGTCTGACTTGAATCTTTCCTTCACTTCGACCACTTTGCCTTCTAGCTTTTTCTTTCCTTTGAAGATTTCCACGACTACCGTGTCTAGGTGCAGCGAGTTGAGAGTTTTCTTCCTGTGTATGAAGACTTCTTTTCCGTCGGCCTTTATCGAGGCGTTTCCTGAGGCGGTGAACTCTATCTGAGCTTCTATCCTTTCGCCTTCTTTTATTTTATTCATTTATCTTGTTCTTTTTTGATATGTTGTCGACCCCATACTTCTCCATTAGAGTATTCTTCATCTTCGACAGCACTTTCTTGTTCTGTATAGGATAGTCTACGCCGTAGTTCTTCCTCAGAGTTTCCTTCCGCTTGGCCTCCGAGCATTTCCTGCAGGAGTAGTCTCCCCATTTCTCGTTTCCGTATTTGAGATAGTTTTTGTATATGACTTCTTTTTCGATTCCGCAACCGTCGCATTTGAACTTGACTTTGTAGTGAGATCCGTTTGGAAGCAGCTCGACGGGTATGGTGACGACTTCGCCGATGGATATGTCGTATCCTAAGTCTTCGTAGTATTGGTAGTTAGACTCGTTGATCTTTATTTCTATTTCTCTTGTGAGTATCATGTTGCGTTCGTAAAAAATCCGCCTATTTGTTTTATTCGCAAAACGCAATTTGTTTAGAAAAACATGGCCCAGCTTCATGCCAAATGCGGCCGGCCGTTCCGGTTCCCGTAAAAAATCCACTTATGGAAATTTTAAGTTTTTTAAAGTCAATATATACACTATAACTGAACAAAAAAA